ACAATTTAATATACTATTAGATACACTTAAACAAACAGGAATAAAGTATGCTAATTTGTATTCAGATGCCACTGATTTACAATTTGATAATATGTGGATTAATTTAACTTATGCAGGTTGCGAAACTAGAAATCACTGGGATAGGTATACCGAAGAAGATGAAAAAACTCTAATAATGTTATTCTATCCTAAAGCTCCTTTGGGTGGATCAAATTTAGTTTTTATACACAACAGCAATTACGGTGATTGGCCTAGCGAATATCAAGATAGTGACGTACTTAGACTTGCTATCGAAGAAGGCGATATTGTTATTATGGACAATACTATTTTACATGCTGTAGATGCACATATGCCAAGTGAGCCTCGTATGTGTATTGCTACTGAATTTAAGTTTGTTTAACTTTTTTATCAGTACCAATAAAGTCGTGTCCTATGTTATAGTTACTAGGACAAAATTTGCATTGCGGTATAGGATTAACTAAATTGTTTACAAATTTCTCAACATCATCATCGTGCGACATTGGTTGATATGCATGTGCTAACTCTTTATCTGCAACTGCAACATTAAATTGATTTAAAAAATCTGGTAATACACTTACTAATGGACATTTGTATAATTTGCCTTTATTAAGTTGATGGCAAGTTTTAAATCCACAAACATCGTGTGCTTCGTCTACATCGCTATCGTACCCCAGTGTTAGTTGCTTATTAACTAAGTCCATTGCACTAGCTCTAAATGTTTGTGACCAGTCAAGAATTACTTCAACACCGTTTTTATCAATGAATATTCTAGACACTCTGCGAGCAGGAGCTTCTCCAGTATCAGATACGATTACATCAAGGAATGTGTTAATAAAGTCTAAAAAGCCGTCATAAAGTTTTATATCATGACATGTTATCCAAAGTGTACCATTATTCTTTGATAGTACATCATAAACATCTTGTGTTAGTTTATTAAGTGTTGACCCATTAGTAGATATTTGTAATTTAGCAGTTGGCCATAAGTTAGATATACCTTTGAGCCATTTATTGAAATCAGGATTCAGTGTAGGTTCGCCGCCCATAAGTTGTATTATACCAATATCAAGTTTTTTGCTTAACAGTTCGTACTCATCTTTATAGTCGTCCCACCGCTGGTGTCCTTTGAAAGCATAATTATTAAAGCTCTGACAATGTGTACAACTGTAATTACATACATTGGTAATGTACATTTCTGAATATTTTAAAGTAGGCTTCATTTCTTTTTTCCAATAATCATATAGCGTGTATACATAGGAGTTTCAAATTCACCTCGCCATAGAGGTTTAACTTTACTCATACGCATAAAGTCATCTGCGTCTGTTGCACAACGTATATGTTCGGGCAATTCAAAATAGTTATTACTCTGTATTACAAATATTGCATCGTCTGGTTGATTACTTAACCATTGTTCGTATTGTTCTTGCGTAACGTGTTCACAGCTTGTGTTAATAATAATATTTGCAGGAGATGAATAATCACACATATCTGCTGTTACTGCGGTAAACCGTCCTTCTATTTCCTGACGCTTATTTACTGTACACGCTGTTTCTTCACATGCAGGGTCTATATCTACACTTGTAATGTGCCTAATGGACATATCACTATTAAATAGCAGATTTGATAGTACTCCGTTCCAGCCACCAAAAATTACTATATTAGATTTACTATAATGCGCTTTATACACTTTAGTTAATTGTTCAATGAGCCAAACTTTACTGTTGACTTGTCCTTTCCAAAAGCTTTCTAGAGTACGATAGCGATCTTCACTATTACGAATAGCATCCATCCAGAATAACACATCTTGTATTTCAACTTTCATACTTTACCTTTGGAAGTTTGCTGTCTGCACTACTTACACAAGTAGGTGTAATACACTTAGCTGGTGCCTTAAAGAGCTCAAAGCCGCCGTCTAACGTGCCTAGAGGTTCGTCATGGCAACTGTAGCTGCGCTTAACTTCATTTTCTCTAATGACGCATCCTTGGTATCCTGCATTACAATTCCAGCCTTTAAACTTATTGAATCCAAAAGCATTAAATCGTTCAGCTTGATCTACATAATATATTTTACCATCTTTGTCTTGTAATTCTACCTGTAACAACGGTATTATTTTTTTAAATTCGTCTGGGATTCTTTGAGGGAATCCTGTTTGCAACAAGTTGAGTTGTTCTTTAGTATACCCGGATACCACACGGGAGGCGGTAGGATCGGATTGGGGCTTGACAGTGACATTAATACCTCTGGCGGCAAATCGCTGTAGGCGCTCGTAAAGCTCTTCAAACATTTCTGGCACCATAACTTGATTGATCGTAACATACACTCCTGCCTTCATAAGTTGGAGACATTTATCCCCAAACTCTTGTTCGTTTGCAAACTCTGCGTGATAGCTTGCAGTAATACTCCTACGTTGCAGACTGCTCGTAGTTTCTAGCCAGTTATTCCACCATTTGCTTCCCGGGCTTAGATTGGTTGTCATATGGATACTTTGGTATTCAGGAGCTGTATCACTACAGTAATGGTCTATAACCTTCCCAAAGTATTTATATGCAGTAGGTTCGCCGCCACTAAAACTAACATGAAAGTCAGTAAACCCATTTGTGCGAGCCTGTGCTTTGATACTATCTAGTGTGCTTAGGTACAATTCTAATTCTTGGTGATCTGGGGTACTAGATCTAGCGTAAGGCCAGCAATAAGAGCAGTTATAATTACAAAATCTAGCCAAGATCCACGAAACTGTGAAAAGATGGCTCTTAAGGAGAGTCTTCTGTCCAAATTCAGTAATGTTATCCCAAGGTATGTCTTGAAAATTACTCAAAATTGCTCCTTCAGCCACTCAAAATTGTTTATAAGGCTAACATCATTGATATTAGAAATCCCAAACTCCCTGCCAGCAATAGCACCAGCAATAGCGTAATCCCCAAAGCTTCTCTCACTCCCTTTTGTACACCACGTAGAAAGTCTATATCCTGTTTCTTCATCATTTTGCCTCAAGATTGTTTTACTACTTAATTTAGCACATTCCCTGAATGCACTACGCCATGTACTAAATGCGTCAGTATTAAATGCTGTAATGTTTGCAGTTTCTTCTACAGCAATAAACTTTGAACTAATACTTGTAGTCATGTCAGTCTTACTTGTGTCCATGTCAATTGTCATTTGCCGAGGAAATAACTTTACTCCTCCGTAACCATATTCTAATCCATTAATAGGATTTTGACTGCGCCATACATGTACGTGATCTAATTGGTGATCAGGCACAGTATAGTCAAAGTTAAAGTTGTCCATGATAACTGCGTCGGCATCTACAATCCAAAACATCTTAGTAAAGCATTTCTTTGCTGCTTTTATATGTGCTTGATGTATTCCTTTAACACCATGCACACGTTTGGCCATAGGAAATCTAGCTTTAAGAGCAGCATAGTTAGTATCTGCACTAGACTCATCATAACTTATGAATACTATATCATACATTAAAATTCATATCCAAATCTGTCAATATCTTCTTTAAAGTACTTCTCAATAATATTTTTAGTTGTTGATGTATAATGTTGCTTATAATCAATTGTAAAATTATCTACATCTAACGGTATGTCTGATTCAAAATATTGCTGCAACGGTTTAAAGTCTTCATCTAAGTGTTCTACACGAAGTAAATAATCAACTTGTATGTTATCGTGACTAAGCCATGTAGATTGCGGAGTAGTAGGATGCGTTTTAGTATCTAGCAACTCGCACTGTTCCATGCTATTTAAATATGCGTCAAACGAAGTAAAGTCTATGTTTTTAAAATACTTTGAAACTTCATCTACTCCTGGATATCCTTTGGGTGGATTTACTGTTATGTTATAAGCCCATAATGCTCTTCCCCATGGGTTTGCAACAGCACCAACAGTTTTTACTCCAGGATATATTTCATTAACTTCTTTAAGTGTTAGTCTATCTTGTTCAACTTCAAAATCGCGTATAAATCTAAATATTGCAGCAGGAGCTTTTTCAGCCCAAGAATATATATCCCAAAATTGAATCGGGGTGCGCATTGGTAATATAACTGTAAAAAAAGAACTATCAGTGTTGTGATTCATTTATTATCTTATCCATCGTGGCTTTAGATCTTACGCTATAGTAATTATACATTCTTTCTTTGCAAAAGTCAATGTTTTTTTCAAAACGGTCCTTATTTTTAACCCAAAGGTCTTTGGTATAGTCAATATCAGTTAATAATGTAATGTTGTCTATGATTGCAGCTTCTAATCGTGCAGCAGGATTGCTTATATTATCGTAGCTATGATTGACTACATCATCAAACATATCTAATCCCATTTCTCTCAAGAACTTTACACTGTGTTTGCTGCATATTAATATTGGAAAGCATGCACCGTAAATGCTGTTTAATGTTTTTTCAGTAAGATTAAAGCACTCTTCTGTAAAACTAGTTTCACTTACAATTTCAACAAATGTTTGTTTGTAATATTCAGCTAAACAGTTTTTAAAATTTGCCGGGTTGTCGTTATGTGTCTTGTAAATTTTGTAATCATCATTAATATTAGTTCCTTGGGCGCGTACTTTTATACTACCAGTTTCATAATATTCAGATACGTCCCAGTCAGTATTTTTAACTATTTTAGTTATTGACTCTTTAAACATGCAAGATATCAATCCAGTATCTTGTATATCAAGTTCGTAAAGTAAAGACACTAACATTGCCCTGTGATTTCTAGGCTGTCTATTCAAACTTAAATAACAGTAATCACTATCTAAATTTTTATCTAGTATAGGATCTAGTTTTCGATATTCCATTTGATGATTTGTTATGTCACCACCCCATGGAATTATACTAACATTAGGGCTCTTAATATAAGTGTCAAGTCCTTCTACTGATGTTAGTAGAATAAATGTCTTATCACTATATTTCTTAAACAGATTGATAAAATATTCTGCTATATCAGGTACAGTGTCGTTGTTAGTAAAGCTAATAGAAGTTAAGTGATCCTTTAATCCAATAACAACTAGGTCTGATTTTATATTGTCTGTTAATTGCTTTCTGTAATCGGTTGCTGTTTCAAATTGCCATTCACCACTTGCGTTCCAATCTCCGTGTTGATAATGAGGATTAAGTGCTGTAGCCCAAACATAAATTTTGTCGTGCGGTACTTGTATTTTTGCACTTAAACTAATAAATGCTCTGAAAGTAAATTGATCGCCAGGCGGGCGTTTCATTATACTCATAGTATACTTCTAAAATCAGTATAAGAATATATTGCTTCTGTATATTCTTCATCTAAATTAACTATAGGATACTGATTTTTAAATTCTTCTATATACGGAACTAAAGATCCATCAGGTAATCCTAATTCCCATCCGGATCGTTTTTGGCGTATCCTTGTTCCAAAGAGTTTATTACTATTAAGATATTTTAGTTTATGAAGATTAGCGTTATTAAAAGGCGGAGTTATTAATTTATGTTTTTTCCATTTG